GGTATTATCTTTAGTAATCACTAAACAAGCAAATACTTGACTTAATGGTTTATTAAACACTAAACTCGCAAAAAAACACTAAACCGAGGAAGGTATGACATTAAAAGAGTTTATTAAATCATTAAGGGTTGGTGATGCTAAGAAATTCGCGGCCAGACTTGGTGTATCGCCATCTTACTTATCGCAAATGGCGTCTGGACGAACAGCTATATCTCCAACCCGCGCCCTTATGATCGAATCTGCGACGGAAGGCCAAGTAAGTAGGGCGGAGCTACGACCCCATGATTGGGAGCTTATTTGGCCTGAGTATGCGAGCGGCATTCGTTTGGGGCAAACACATGTAGTTCATGCTGAAGGTGATTGTAGTGCATGCTTATCTGATGGAGTTGATTCATGAAAATCAAGCATGAACACATCCGCATGGCGATGAATGTCTGGGCGCATCCGGACGGCGAAAAAGTACCGGCTGCGAAAATTACCAAAGCGTATTTCGAGCTGGGAATGACGTTCCCGGAACTGTATGACGACAGCCATCCGGAAGCCCTGGCCCGTAATACCCAGAAAATTTTCCGTTGGCTGGATAAAGACACCCCTGATGCTGTTGAAAAAATGCAGGCTCTGTTACCGGCGATCGAAAAGGCGATGCCGCCTTTGCTGGTGGCCCGTATGCGCAGCCACAGTTCTGAATATTACCGTGAGATCGTCGAACGGAGGGATCGGCTGGTGAAGGATGTCGATGATTTTGTTGCGTCAGCGGTTGTTTTGTATGACCAGATGAATCGCGGCGGCCCGGCAGGGAATGCTGTGGTGATGCACTAAAAGCACGGTGTTCGGGGGTTTTATGAGCAGCAAGCTTCATGGTCTTGTCTGGGAAGGGTGCGCCTTCACCGGCATGATCTTATCCAGGGTGGCGGTTATGGCCCGTCTTGCAGACTACAGCAATGACGAGGGCGTGTCATGGCCTGCCATTGAAACTATCCGGCGTCAGATCGGTGCAAGAAGTGAATCCACAGTGAAATCGGCTATTGCAGAACTGGCGAAAGAGGGCTGGCTGACGAAGGAAGAGCGTAAGGTCGGTGGGCGTAATGTAAGCAATATCTATCGGCTTAATGTGGAAAAACTCGAAGCAGCTGCTGCGGCGGCGCGTGAGTCATATAAACCGAAAAGAAAAATTAGCCCGGCAAAAAATGACCCGTTAACAGTTGACCCGTCAAATATTGCCCCCTCAACGGTTGACCCGTCAAATTTTGATGGATCAACTGTTGATAACAAACTGCCGATTAGGGGGGCGATGATTGACCCCGATCCGTCAGTATTAAAACCTGATCCGTCAGATAAAAGATCTTCTTGTCCGGACGCTTCGCAACCGGACCCGCAGACGGCTGAACAGAATTTTTTAACCCGACACCCTGACGCGGTTGTGTTCAGTGCGAAAAAACGCCAGTGGGGAAGTCAGGAAGATTTGGTGTGCGCACAGTGGATCTGGGGACGAATCGTGAGTCTTTACGAGCAGGCGGCCAGCGATGATGGCGAGATCACGAGACCGAAAGAACCCAACTGGACTGCATGGGCCAATGACGTGCGGACAATGCGGATGCTGGATGGCAGAACTCACAGACAAATTTGTGAAATGTTTGGGCGTCTCCAGCGGGATTCGTTCTGGGTAAAAAACATCATGAGTCCGGCAAAACTCCGGGAAAAATGGGATGAACTGGTTATCCGCCTGGGGCGTTCGCCCGCGCAGCGTTGCGTGAATCACATTTCTGAACCGGACACTGAAATACCGCCGGGATTCAGGGGGTGACGTGTCATGAAAAACATTGCGGCAGTTGGGGTTCTTGAACGTATTCGCAGACTTGCACCACAGGGGGCGGTTCCACCGTACCGGACGGTGGAGGAGTGGCGGGAATGGCAACTTGCTGAAGGACGAAAACGCAGCGAGGAGATTAACCGCCTGAATCATCAGGTGCGGGTTGAAAAAATCCTGAACCGTGCGGGCATCCAGCCGCTTCACAGGAAGTGCTCATTCGGGAACTACCGGGTGCAGAACGACGGTCAGCGCCATGCTCTGAGCCAGGCGAAATCCATTGCCGATGAATTGATGACCGGATGTACAAACTTCGTGTTCAGCGGTAAACCTGGTACCGGTAAAAATCACCTGGCAGCAGCGATTGGCAATCGGCTGATGGCGAAGGGGAGAAGCGTGATTATCGTCACCGTGTCCGATGTCATGAGCGTGTTGCATGACGGCTACGACAACGGCCAGTCCGGGGAAAAATTTTTACAGGAGCTTTGTGGAGTTGACCTTCTGGTCCTTGATGAAATTGGCATGCAGCGGGATACGCGCAACGAGCAGGTCACGCTGAACCAGATAGTCGACCGCAGAACGGCTTCGATGCGTAGTGTCGGAATGCTGACGAACCTGAATCACGCAGCGATGAGCACACTCCTCGGAGATCGGGTGATGGACCGTATGACCATGAATGGTGGTCGTTGGGTGAATTTTAACTGGGAGAGCTGGCGGTCAAACGTTGGACGTCAGGGTATGTGAGAATTTTTGACGAGGTAAATTTTCGATGGAAACTGTATTGCATGCACTGAAAGCGATGGGAAAAGCCAATTCTGTTGAACTGGCGGCGCGGCTTGATATCAGCCGTGAAGAAGTTCTTAACGAACTGTGGGAACTCAAAAAAATGGCGTTGTTGATAAAACGGGTCACACCTGGTTTCTGGCTGTCGAAGGTGAAGCCGGGGTAACCGAAGGGCAGGCACTACAACCTGAAGCGCCGGATGTGGTAACCGAAGAGGTCGCTCCAAAAGTTACCGCAGACATGATGGTTGAGTTTATCGGTCAGGATGGTGCTAAAACGTGTGAGGAACTGGCGGGTAAGTTCGGCGTCAGTACTCGCAAGGTTGCTTCCACGCTGGCGGTGGTAACCGCAACGGGGCGGCTGGCACGCGTTAATCAGAACGGTAAATTTCGTTACTGCATGTCGGGGGGTAATTTACCAGCAGATCCGAAAGCCGCGCCGGTAACGAAAAATGATGGTAAGGCCTTTCCTCAGCCAGCAGGTGCTGCGTTACCAGTCCGGGAAGCCGCAACACAGGAAGAAATTAAAACAGAAACTGTGGCGGACATTGTGCAGCCGTTGCCATCGTTTACCGAAACGCAAGCAGATGAGCTGATTTTTCCGTCCCTGCGCAGGGCAAACCTGGCGCTGCGCAGGGCGAAAAGTGATGTTCAGAAGTGGGAGCGAGTCTGCGCCGCGCTGCGGGAGCTGAACAAGCACCGGGATATTGTTCGACAGATTACTGATTCTTCCCGCCGTGTTGTATCGGAAAAGTGATAGCCGGAGGCGCTTATGGCGAAACCTTTTACACACGAACAGCGTGAAGAACTGAAGGCCCGAATTATCGGGCTGGTACGCAAAAATGAACGCATGACGATATCACAACTGGAGAGAGCGACGGGAGCAGGCTGGCATTCAGTCAGACGTTGCCTTGTGGATGTACTGGCTTGTGGCGATTTATACATGCCCGGTAAATACGGTGTTTTTACATCAGAACAGGTGTATCGCGTATGGCGTAAGGCAGCGGAGAAAGCAACCGACCAGACATTGATTCGAAAGTTACCAGACGGAGAAATACGCCGCTACGACAGACAACAGAACATAATCTGTGGCGAGTGCCGGAAGAGTGAAGTTATGCTGCGTGTACTGGCGTTCTATCAGGGCAATTTTCAGGAGGCGGTACTGTGAGTGAATTAGCTATCAGGCTTCAATTGTCGCTGGCATTCGCATCAAAGGAGAATGAGATGACCACTTTTACAAAAGAGCAGTTAATCAGTCATGTTAGTGAAAATGTAAAGGCGATGAAATTTGCAGTAAAACAGACAGCATTCAAAAATTCTCTCGAGGCAATTGAGTTGGATTTAGCACTGGCCCTTGTTGCTCAGGCTTCGCTGGAAGCAGAGCCCGTGCTTTATATGAATCGATTTACCGGAAAGACATTCTCACTGGAAGAGCAACCCGGTGCTGATAAGGAACCGGAAATATACGTGCCGCTATATGCTGCCCCGCCAGACAGCGCCGCCATGCTTCAGGCTGGAAACTTTCGGGAAAAAAAGGGTTCGTCAACCAATAATTTTCGGGAAATCTCGGAAACGTCAACCAACTATCCGGTAACTCTGGATGATTGGATAAGCTGTAGTGAGCGAATGCCGGATGATGGTCAGCACGTAATTATTTTATGTGATGGCGCATTCGTTCTTTATGCGCAATATCGAGACGGTGAGTTTTTTGATGTAGTCCGTAATGGTGATGAATTTTTCGAAACACAGAGCCGCAATGTAACCGACTGGATGCCGCTACCAGAACCGCCGCAGGAGGTGCGCCAATGATCTGGCCTGAAGCCTTTGCAATTACAGGCGTTGCTATAGCTATTGATTTTTTAGTATATGTTATTTGTCGGTGGGGGTAAAAACGTTCGCCGGGATTCACACCAAAGGAGGGAATATGTCGGATGATATTTCACTGGCAATGGAAGGTGCGCTGGCTGTTATTGCTGTTGTGGGCGTTTACTGCTTGGTTGTGTTTTTGATGGATCGACTAGGGAACTGAATTCATTACGATATGGGAATTCCCATATCGGGTAAAAACGGTTTGCGGTAAAGCGAGAGTTAAGTAGAATTGCTGCGGGTGCTTGAGGCTGTCTGCCTCGGGCATGCCACCGTAAGGCAGACAGAGAAAAGCCCCAGTTAACATTACGCGTCCTGCAAGACGCCTAACATTAATCTGAGGCCAATTTCATGCTAGACACATGTAGGTTAGCCTCTTACGCGCCGAAAGGCAAGGAGAAGCAGGCTATGAAGCAGCAAAAGGCGATGTTAATCGCCCTGATCGTCATCTGTATTACCGTCATAGTGACGGCACTGGTAACGAGGAAAGACCTCTGCGAGGTACGAATCCGAACCGGCCAGACGGAGGTCGCTGTCTTCACAGCTTACGAACCTGAGGAGTAAGAGACCCGGCGAGGGAGAAATCCCTCGCCACCTCTGATGAATCAGGCATCCTCAACGCACCCGCACTTAACCCGCTTCGGCGGGTTTTGTTTTTTCCTGGCATTCTGGTTTACAATTCGCACGCCAGCCTGAACAACTGGCACCTGCTGCGCCAGCAGAGACAACCGATGGCGCACGATACCAAATTATACAATTCTGATGATTCTGCCGTCTTTGCCAGCAGGCGCGGACGGTGTTTTTACGCATTCAAATCTGACTGGTACCAGCATCCCCCATGCACTGAAGAACAGGCCGAATGGCTCATTCAGTGTTACCGCAGGCGCGGATGCGAGGTTAAAAAAGCCCTTAGCCTCGACTACCGTCACTGGATAATCTCCGTCAGGCTCCCTTACTCCGAACGGCCACCGCGTCCGTCCCGCACATTCCAGCAACGGATCTGGAGGTAATGTGCGGGTATTACTTCGACCTGTTCTGGTACCGGAACTCGGTCTGGTTATCGTTAAGCCAGGCCGTGAATCAATGTCAGCATTCCATAACGGCAGAATACTGGTGGAGCCGGAACCAAAAAGCATGCGAGCTCTGCCGTCCGGGGTTGTACCTGCCGTTCACCAGCCGCTGGCGGAAGATAAATCACTACTGCCATTTTTCAGCGATGAGCGGGTGATCCGTGCTGCGGGTGGCGCTGGTGCACTGTCTGACTGGTTATTACGTCACGTGAAATCCTGCCAGTGGCTACACGGTGATTATCATCACAGCGAAACCGTCATTCACCGTTACGGTACCGGCGCGATGGTGTTGTGCTGGCACTGCGACAACCAGCTGCGGGAGCAGACATCTGATTCACTGGATCAACTTGCTCAACAGAATCTGGCCGCCTGGATGATTGACATCATCCGTCACGCAATGAATGGCGCACAGGAGCGTGAATTATCTCTGGCTGAATTATCCTGGTGGGCGGTCCGCAATCAGGTGGCGGACGCGCTACCGGAAGCGGTATTACGTCGTTCGCTGGGGTTGCGTGCGGAAAAAATCCGCTCCGTATACCGTGAAAGCGACATCATACCGGGAGAACAGACCGCCACCAGCATACTGAAGCAGCGCACAAAAAATATTGCGCTACCGCCTCACACCCACCAGCAACAGAACCCACCACAGGAAAAGACGGTGGTCAGCATTGCCGTTGATCCGGAGTCTCCGGAATCCTTCATGAAACGACCTAAACGTCGCCGCTGGGTAAATGAGAAATACACACGCTGGGTAAAGACACAGCCGTGTGCGTGTTGTGGTAAGCCAGCGGACGATCCTCATCATCTGATTGGTCATGGTCAGGGCGGAATGGGAACAAAATCCCACGATATTTTCACGCTACCGCTGTGTCGGGAGCATCACAACGAGCTTCATGCGGATCCGCTGGCGTTCGAAGAAAAGCATGGTTCCCAGGTTGATTTAATTTTTCGTTTTCTTGATCACGCCTTTGCAACCGGCGTGCTCGGGTAAAAGAGGTTACTGATGCGTATAGAGTTTGTTTTGCCTTACCCGCCGACGGTGAACACCTACTGGCGACGTCGTGGCAGCACATATTTTGTATCAAAAGCCGGTGAGCGTTATCGCCGGGATGTGGCACTTATTGTTCGCCAGCAGCGGCTGAAATTAAACCTGTCCGGAAGGCTGGTGATAAAGATTATTGCAGAGCCACCGGATAAGCGCCGTCGTGACCTGGACAATATCCTGAAAGCACCACTGGATGTGCTGACGCATGCCGGACTTCTCATAGACGACGAGCAGTTTGATGAAATCAATATTGTGCGCGGTCAGCTCGTTCCTGGTGAGCGGCTGGGGATAAAAATCACAGAACTGGAGTGCGCATGAATAACCACTATTTACAGTTTGTGCGTGAGCAGCTCATTATCGCCACCGCTGATTTGAGTGGGGCAACAAAAGGTCAGCTTGAAGCCTGGCAGGAGAATGCCATGTTCGATACAGGGCGTTACAGGCGAAAAAAAATCCGGTACCGCGATGAAGTGACTGGAAAAATGATAACGCGGGATAATCCACCAATCCCGGGAAAGCAATCGCTGGCGAAGGTGACGTCAATTCCTCTGGTCAGTCCGGTTGAGTTTTCGACATCATCGTGGCGGCGGGCTGTTCTGTCTCTTGAAGAACATCATAAAGCCTGGTTGTTGTGGTGTTACAGCGGGAGTATTTGTTGGGAATATCAGATCGCGATAACACAGTGGGCGTGGAATGAATTTAATACTCAATCCGGTACCAGAAAAATTGCAGGGAAAACGCAGGAACGCCTGAAAAAATTAATCTGGCTGGCGGCGCAGGCAGTAAAAGCAGAACTTTTTGGTGGGGAAGGTTATGAATACAAGGAGCTGGCATTACTGGTGGGAGTGACAACTAAAAACTGGTCCAAAACATTTACTCGTCACTGGGTTGCAATGAAACACATTTTTCACCGACTGGATAGTGAGGCTTTATTGTTTGTAATGAGAACGCGTTCAAAACAAAAGGCGGCATTTTCAAAGCAAAGTGTTGCAAAAGTAGATTGAAAGGCATATATTTCATGCAAATCTGATATTTTGCCGATTTTGTACGTGATGGCAAAAGCAAACAAAACCCGCCCACAAGCGGGTTTTTTTGTGCCACTTATCTCGGATAGACATGGTGAATGCGCTGGTGGAGGAAGTAAGGGTAATTTTTAACCAGGTGATTCTTGAATGCTTGCAACATTGATTTCGTAACGTTATTATCCTGCGCCCGGCCCTTTAGCTCAGTGGTGAGAGCGAGCGACTCATAATCGCCAGGCCGCTGGTTCAAATCCAGCAAGGGCCACCATCACATACCGCCATTAGCTCATCGGGATAGAACGCCAGCCTTCGAAGCTGGTTTCGCGGGGTTCGAGTCTCCGATGGCGGTCCATTATCGGTATTCTGCGTTTTTAGCTCAGCAGGACAGAGCAATTGCCTTCTAAGCAATCGGTCACTGGTTCGACTCCAGTACAACGCGCCACACTTATTTTCCCGGCTCGCTTTTGCGGGCCTTTTTTGTATCTGCGCCACGCCCGGCACATACCAACCACAGAGCCTTTCGGGGGGGGGGAGCTTACGGAGTGGTCAGTGTGACTTTCTCTGTGGGCAGATCGCTCCCGGGCGTTGGCTCACCCACCCAAAGGAACGTCACGATGTTTGGTATTTTTGGTAAAAAAAGCCCGCAGAGCGGCAACGGAAATTAAAAAGTTTGAAAAACGCGATCTGGCACAGGTGGTGATTAACGCCGCATACCTGGTGGCCTGTGCAGATGGTGAATGTGAGGCATCCGAGAAAGCGAAGATCGAACAGGTACTGCGTAATCAGCCTGCGCTGTCCGCGTTTACGTCAGAAATTAATGCGATTAGCGCAACCATTATCGGTCAGCTGGATACGAACTTTAAAACTGGTCGTCGTGCGGCGTTACGTGAGATCGAGGATGTGAAACACGATACGCGTGAAGCGGAAGATGTGCTGGATGTGGCGGTGGCCATTGCGGAGGCAGACGGCGAAATTGAGCCGGAAGAGCGCAAGGTGCTGGAAGAGATTGCCGGTGTTCTGGGTCTTCGTCTGGAGAATCACCTGTGACGGTAAAACTGCGCCTGACTGTGGCTGCACTCCTGCTGTTTCTGGTGGTGATGGTGGATTTCACCAGCAGAATCATGTCGGTGCTGGCGGATGGGGTGCTGGTCTGCGGCATTGTGGTATTGCTGTGGCCGGTGATAAAAAGAAACAGCCTGCATAATGCTTGATTTTTTTGTTTGCTGTTTATTAAAAACACTTCTGCATGGTGAATCCCCCTGTGCGGAGGGGCGATCAGCAAGAAGGTATATGGGATAATCGCGGATTCAGGTGCTGGTACTGAATTCACCGGGAGGCACCCGGCACCATGCTTTGCCACAAAAGTGTTATTTCTGTTTTTCTCAAACTATCATCGTTATCCCTTTATTTCCGGCTGCGCATGGCGCGGCCTTTTTTTTACGACCAGCCACTGGCAGATGGTCATCCTGTGATTTGATTCCGGTTCCGGCTTTTTAACTCTGTTCCTGTACACGGGAGAAATTCGATGTCGATTAAACATTATGATGTTGTCAGGGCGGCGTCGCCGTCAGACCTTGCGGAAAAGCTGACACACAAACTGAAAGAGGGCTGGCAGCCGT